CTACGGTGAAGTGGCTGCGCAGGGGCTTGGCGCGGGTGACGGCGGCGATGATGTCGGCCTGGTACTTGGCGGTGATGGTGGCCATGCCGGCGCCGTAGTTGATGAGCACTTGAAAGGTGTGGGGGGTGCCCTTGGGGCTTGTCTCCCACCATTCTTTGAGCACCAGGGTGCTGCCGTAGCTGCGCACGACGTCTTCAACCGCTTTGCGGGTGCCGCGGATGCGACGCAGGGGGATGGAGGCTTTGACGACGGCGCGCTGGGTGGCTTCGGGCCAGGCGGAGTCCCAGTCTTCAACGCCCAGGGCCCACGCGAGCCACGGCAGTTGGGCGAGCGGGCAGGTGTCGGGATTCCAGAGGGGGCGCAGGGGCACGGGCAGGGTTCCGATGCCGGCGCAGGCCTGGGCGATGGCGCGCTCTTGGGGGCTGGCGTTGGGGGGGAGCAGGTCGGCCATGGGCTGGGCTATTCCGCCGTGCCGGCGAGGGTGACGGTGGTGGCGGTGCAGTGGCCGGCACTGAGGGCGTCGATGGCGATGTCGGCAGTGGGTGCGGTGAGGGTGACGCGCTGGACGCCGGGCCGCTGCAGGGCGCCGTAGATGCCGGAGAGGGTGATGTCGTAGCCGACTTTGCGGACGCTGGCGAGGTAGTCGGCCAGCGCGGCCTGGGCGGCGGCGAGCACGACGGTGGCGTCGGGGCCGGGGTAGGTGGTGAGGGTGGCGGTGACGCTGAAATTGACGAGGGTGGCGGCGCGGACGGTGACTTCGTCGGTAAGGGGGCGCACGGCCTTGGCAGAGAGGGCGGCCGAGACGGCGGCGAGCAGGTCGGACGGGGTGCCGTCACGGCCCAGTACGGTGATGACGACGGCGCCGGGGGTGGGGCTGGTGGCGGTGACGTGCAGGACGCGGCCATCGGCGGACTGGGCGTGGAAGAGGTAGGCGTCTTCGGGGCCGGCGACGGACAGGGCACTGAGGCTGAGGAGGATGCGGGCGCGGTAGTAGGAATCGGCCTCGAGGATGGCGTCGACGGGGGGCACGGCCAGCGGATCGGCGGGGGTGAGGGTGAGGCGGGTGACGCCGTAGTTAGCGCCGAGCTGGTCAAGGTCGGTGCCCTGGGCGTAGGCGAGCATGCAGGCGTGGGCGGCGTCGTTGATGCGGGCGCGCAGAAGCAGCTCGCGGTAGGTGTTCTCCTCGAGGAGCTTGGTGAGGGGTTCGGTTTCGAGGGCGAGGGTGGCGGCGATGGCGGGCTGGTCGGCCGCTGGCCACAGGGCGATGAGGGCGGCCTTGCGGGCAGCGAGCAGGGTTTCGTAGTCGAGGGCTTCGACGACGGCGGGCGCGGGGAGCAGGGAGAGGTCGATGGTCATGGGGTGGGCTTACCAGTCGCGCACGGTGAGGGTTTGCAGGCGGGCGCGTTCGTTGCCGATGGCGGCGTCGGTCATGCCCAGGTACATGAGGCGTTCGCAGATGCGGCGGATGTGCAGGCCCCAGAGGCGGACGCCTTTGGAATAGACCCACTTGGGGAATTCGCCGGCGGCCTGGTTGCGCTGGCCGGCTTTGAGCAGCTTGCGCAGGGTGCTGCTGTCGAAGTTGCCGATGCCGATGTTGAAGACGAGGGAGACGAGGGCGTCGAAGTGGTGTTGCTGGATCCAGTCGGGCAGGACGCCGTTTAGGTAGATCTCGACGAGGGCGATGTCGCTGGCGAGCAGGGCATCGGCCTGGGCACGGGTGAGCGTGGCTTTGTTGAGGTGGGGTTCGCGCTTGAGGATGACGTGGCCCCAGCCAATGGTGAGCTTGCCGGCGGGGCACAGGTAGGCGGTGGCCGAGAAGTTTTCGAAGCTGGCGATGAGGGCGACGGCCCGGGGGGAGGCTTTGAAGGGGACGGGAATCACAGGGCGATCTCCAGGGTGGTGGCTGTGCTGCCGGCGGGTTGGTCGAGGCGGGTGGCGGTGAGTTGCACGACGAGCTGGCCGGGCTGGGTGGGGCTGGGCTGGAACTGGATGCGGCTGATTTGCAGGCGCGGCTCCCAGCGGGTGATGGCGATGTAGCTGGCGGCGGCAAGGCGCAGCAGGGTGGTGCCGTTGAGCGGGGCGTCGATGAGGTCGGGGATGCGGGAGCCGTAGTCGCGGCGCATGAGGCGGGAGCCGATGGGCGTGGTGAGCAGGTCGCGCAGGCTGACGGCCAGTTGGGCGGCGTCGAGGGTGCCGGCGCCGGTAGTGGGGTGGAGGCCGATGTAGGTGCTCATTACGCGGGGCCCGAGGTGCGGCCGCCACCGGTTTGCACGCCGCCGTGGGTGTGGGTAGCCAGGGCCACGCCGTTGCTGGTGAGGGTGCCGCCGGTTTGCTCGATGCTGCCGGTGATGACGGTGCCGGGGCCGCCGCCGGTACCGGCGAGGCCGGCCTGGTAGGTAAGCAGGCCTTGCACGATCAGCTGACCGGTAACGGTGGTGATGGGGGTGTCGAGGGTGACGCTGACGGCGGCTTCGACAAGGGCGGTTTTCACGCCGGTGGCGGTGAGGGCGCCGGTGCTGTGGTTGTAGGCGATGCGGGCGCCGTCGGGGTAAACGGTGATGTGTTCGTCCGCGCTGGTGCTGGGGGCCGGGTGGGCGTCGGCGTACAGGGCGGGCAGGGCCACGGCTTGTTCGAGGTTGCCGGAGGGGGCGAGCAGAAGGACTTGTTCACCGATGCTGGGCGGGCTCCAGGTGGCGGTGTCACCGGCCCGGAGGGTGAGCCAGGGAATCCATGTGGTAGTGAGCGATCCGGTGTGCACACGGATGCGGGCGTTAGTGTGGTCGAACTGGGCCACGGTGCCGATGCGCACCAGGTTTGCGAGGCGGCGGCTGAGTTCGACGATGTCGGTGAGGGTGTCCATGCGTCAGGCCGGGGTAACGGTGAGGCCGTAGTCAGGCGACAGGACGATGACGGAAACGCCTTTCGGGAGGATGCGGAAAAGCTGGTCGCGCAGGGCGTTGCGCTCTTCGTAATCGACGTTTCGGGAGACGGTCAGGTGCAGCGTGTCACCCGGCTTGAGGTGCAACTTGGCGACGGTAAAGCGGAGGTCTTCGAGGGACATGGCGGCGTGTCCGGTGGGGGATTCCGGTCAGGATGCCGCGCGCGCGTGAGGGGGTGGTTCTGGGTGGTTGTTATCCGCCCGGGGAAACAACCATCAGCTCCCGGCGAGGTGTTTGAGGATGGTGTCGGCGATGTTGCGGGTGTCGTCGGGGGTGATGCCGAGCAGCTGCCGGATGGGGTAGCGGATGCGCAGGCGAGGGGTTACGGAATCGGTGAGGCCGTAGTGATGGAACTGGGCGATGCGCTCGTCTTTGGCCGAGAAGCCGACTTCGGCGAGGCCGGGGGCGGCGGCGCGGATCTTGAGGCGGTTGGGGCGGCGCAGCTTGTCGAAGAGGGCAAGGCGGATTTTTCCCTGGGCGGCGGGGTAGCGCTTGGGCTGGAGCTTGCGGGGGACGTAGGGGGTGCCGTCGGGGTTGGTTTGGTCGGTGATGCGCTTGGCGTTGGCCTTTTGCAGGTCGGCACCGATGCGCCGGGCGAGGCGGGTGCGCTCGGTGGGGGTGAGGGTGGCCAGCAGGGCGGCGAGGCGGGGGGTGAGGGTGTCCATGGCTCAAACGTTGGGCCAGTTGGGATTGATCTCGGGCCGGGCGAATTCGACTGTCCAGGTGATGTCGGCGTTGGGGTCGAAGGGTTCGGGGAGGTGTTCGGCGGTGTGGGTGCCGTCTGGGTTGAACTGGACGCGGACGCGCTCGGTGAGTTGGAGCTTGATGGCGAGGTCGACGGTGTTGTGGCCGAGGATGTCCACGTCGAAGCGCAGGCCGTTTTCTTGCAGGCTGGGGTTGAGGATGAGTTCGGGCTGGTTGATTTCAATCCACTGGATGAGGGGGACCATCAGGGCGGTGGGGTGCCCGGGGAAGTCGAGCAGGGTGAGGGTGAGGGTGTAGCGGTACTCGAAGGAGCGGGAGGCGGCGCCGGTGAGGCGGAGGTGGCCGGCTTCGATGTTGACGATGAGCTTTTCGGGGTTGCCGAGGAGCCACTCGCTGGCGGTTTCGAGGTGTTGGCGGAGTTGGGCAGGTTTGAGCATGGTTGTTCAGGCGCGGGCGGCGGCGCAGGTGGCGGCCATGTTGCTGCAGGCCTGGGTGGCGTCGGGGAGTTCGGGGAAGGCGCCGAGGAAGCCGCCCCACGGGGTGTGGGCGCCGTAGTACGGGTGGGTGCCGGTGAAGTTGGTGACGTGCTGTTTGCTGATGCGGTAGCCGTCGGCATTGCCGATGGTGTCGTATCCGGTGCGGCGCCAGCCGTCAGGGAGGCCGGGGCTGGTCATGGGGTAATGCGCCAGCCGCTCATCGGGTCGGCGGTATGGGTTTCGGGCAGGGTGCGGGCACGGGCGAAAAGCACGACGAGCACGAGGACGAGGGCGGTTAGCAGGTATTCGAGGAGGCCGGCCGGGGTGTCCCAGTAGATGACGAGGTAGATGGCAATGAGCCCCAGCACGCTGCCGGCGATGCCCCCGGTGCGGATGCGGGGGTGCAGTTCGACGAGGATGCAGGCGGCGAGGAGGGCGAGCTGCAGCAGGGCGAGGAAGGGGTGGTTCATTGTGTGTCTCCGAGGATGCGGCGCTTGGCGAGTTCGAAGAGGCTGGGGAGTTGGGCGGCGAGGATGGCGACGAGGTTGAGGCCGAACAGGGCGATGACGAGGGAGGCGGCTTCGGCCTTGGGGCCTTCGAGGGCGTATTGCTGGGCGACGGCGGCGCCGAGGTAGTGGCCGAGGGCGAAGGCGGCGAGGAAGGCGATGAGGCGCTTGCTGAAAGACAGGTCGGCGGTGTTGAGGCGCAGGCTGATGAGGGCGCCGGCCGCGGCGGGCAGGACGCCGCCGATGAGCTTCCAGAGGGCGGCGAGTAGGCCGGTGATGGGGTCGCTCATTGGTTTCAGTCCCAGAGTTTGAGGCGGGTGGTAGTGGCGGCGCGGGTGTCGCGCTGGGCGGGCAGCTGGACGGCGTGGCCCAGGGGGAGGATGGGGCCGATGTCGGCAAGGCCGGGGTTGAGCGCAAGGGTTTGTTCGACGATGCCGGCGGTGGCGCCGAGGTGGCGCAGGCAGAGCTGGTCGAGGGTGTCGCCTTGGTGGGCCTTGACGGTGGTAGCCATGGCTAGATGAGTTCGATGGTGCTGCGGGGGTTGCCGCGGATGTCGTTGAGGGCCCAGTGGGCGTCGCGGCGCAGATCGTCGATGGGCTCTTCGAGAATGCCGGCGGTGGCGATGCCTTGGCGGCTGGTGTCGATGCTGCGGTAGCGCTCGATGAGGGTGGCGGCGGCGATGCAGATGACGGCGCGGTGGTACTGGGTAACTTTGAGGCTGGTGCCGTCGATGGTGTCGGCAGGAACGGCAGCGAGGGAGCTGAAGCCGG